TACTCGACTACCAGCCGCGATGATTAACACACTTGATCAGGCTGGCCCGGTTTGGTTTGCGCCATCAAAACAAATTCAATTTCAAGGCGGCGAACTAAACCCAAACGACGTTGTGCAATTTTTGTCACCAATACAAGGCATTATTTATATGAGCGAGCAAGCGGTCGCAACAGCATTAAAACTTGAATCAGCGCGCTACCGCAACTCGTCGTCAGCGATACCGGCTGGCATTTTGCGACAAACAGGCGGCGAACCGTTAAGCGCACAAGAATTAGCAGATTTGGCGGCGGCGTTCAATTTGGCAAGAGAATCAAATCAAACAGCCGCGCTAAACGAATTTGTTACATACACCGAAACGTTGACCAGCCCCGACAAAATGTTGCTGATTGATAGCGCCGAATTTCAGGCGATGGAAATGGCACGGCTATGCAACATACCGCCATACCTTGCAGGCATCAGCGTCGGTTCATACTCGTACCAGTCGAGTGCCGAATCGCGCATGGATTTGTGGACATTCGGTGTGCGCGCATACGCCGATTGCATCGCTGGCACACTCAGCCAAAACAACGTGCTACCAAACGGCACATACGTCGAATTTGACGTTGAGCAATACTTAACCGGTGAATACTCGATGGGCGACGATCGAGATACACAAACAGAAATAACAGAAAGAGTAGAGTTACCGTCATGATCCGATTAACCCCTTCACAGATCACGGTTGATGCAGCGGCGGCAGAGGGCTTGCCGTCGCGCTCAATCTCAGGCGTAGCCGTCACCTACGACGAAACAGCCACAGTTTTAGACGGCACAAAAGTGCGATTTTTGCAAGGCTCGTTGCCAGTCACGGGCCGCGACCCAAAACTTTATATGCAACACGACCCAAACCAAATTGTTGGCAAAGTAGTCGAGCGCGTGGACACACCGCAAGGCATGATGTTTACAGCCAAAATCAGTAGCACTCGACTAGGCGACGAAGCATTAACGCTTGCCAATGACGGCGTAATTGACGCAGTATCGGTCGGCGTAACACCCACAAAATTTAGTTACGACGACAAAGGCGTAATGATCGTCGAATCGGCTAACTGGTCGGAATTGTCGCTAGTAAGCGAAGGCGCATTTAGCGGCGCGGTCATAACCGAAGTTGCGGCCAGCGCACCCGACCAGCCAGCCGTTGAGAGTATCCACGAAACCGACCCAACAGTAGAGTTAATATCAGATCAAGAGACAACAAAGGAAACAGACATGACCGACAAAAACGAACAGCAAGTAGTTGAGGCAGCACAAGAAACCACAGAAAAATTGTGGGCACAGCCAAAACGTAAATTTAATTTGCCAACAGTTGGCGAATACATGGCCGCAATGCACATTGGTGGCGAAACATTCCGCAACGTTCAAGCAGCCGCACAAGAATTTGCAAAAGCAAATCAGTCAGCGTTGCAAGCAGCAGCAGGCGACACGCTTACAACTGACACACCCGGTTTGTTGCCAGTACCAGTTCTCGGGCCAGTTTTTGCTGATCTCAACTACAACCGACCAGTTGTTGCAGCAATCGGCGCTCGAGCAATGCCAGACGGCGGCAACAGCAAAACATTTATCCGACCAACTTGGACAACACACCCAAGCGTCGCAGCACAATCACCTGAACTAAATCCAGTATCGGCAACAACACCCCAAATTGCCTCAAACGTAGTTACAAAAACTACTTTGGCTGGGCAAGTGACCCTCTCCGTACAAGATATTGACTTTACGTCGCCGGGTGCAATGCAAATCATTATGCAAGACCTAGTTGGTCAATACATGTTTGCCAGCGACAACGTCGCAGCAGACGCTATTGCCGCCGGTGCAAGCGCGTCAGGCTCGACATGGACAGTTACAGCAAACGACCCATCAACGCTGATTGCAGCAATGTACGACGCGGCAACTGACATTTTAAATGCAACAAACTTTTTGCCTGATCACGTGTTTGTATCACCTGACGTATGGCAAAAACTTGGCGCACAGTTAGACGCAGACAAACGACCAATTTTCCCGTACACAGCAGTATCGGGTTTAATGGGCGTAAACGGCATTGGCTCAGCAAACATTACGGTTGCAAACACTTTCAACCCGTTTGGTCTTAACTTGGTTGCAGATCGCAACTTTGCAGCAGGCACATTGTTTGTTGCTCGAGGCTCAGCCTGCGAGTTCTACGAACAAGTCAAAGGCATTATGTCAGTCGAAGTACCGGGCACGTTGGGTCGCACATTTAGTTACTACGGTTACGTAGCAACATTTATTGCCGATGCCGACATGGTCAAATACATCGTCGTTTCTTAGTCGTAAGCGGACAAACCGCTTATGGCGACATATCTAACAGCCAGCAAACAGTTACTAGATAACTACGCCTGCATATCTACGCTCGAGCCAACCGACATACAGGTTGGCGACAGCGTAATTGTAGGGTCGTTAGGCGCACCGTTCAACGGCACGTTCACCGTGTTGAAATGCCCACAATACAAATACACGGGCGTGGACAGCACAACTGGCGAATGGTTTTTTGACGAAACGATTGCCGTACCTAACCAGTTGTTGTTTGCTTGCACAGGCGACGACGTTGACTTTGTTGCGATCTACACCGGCACGGTTGCGTTTACGCCAACGTGTACGTGGATTACGGCCGCAAACTTAGTTACTTATTTGGGTGTGTCGATTACTAACCCGTCAGATGATTACACGCTAATAACGCAGTCGGTTAGCGCAGCCAACCAGTTTTGCAGTCGCCGTCGAGCAGAGGCAGGCTACAACGACAATCTAAGCACAAGCCCGTCAGGTGACGTAACGCTAGGCACGCTTATGTACGCGGCGGCGTTGTGGCGTTCGCGTGGGTCGCTCGAGAACGTGTTTGCGTCGTTTGACGGCATGGGTACAGCACCGCAACAATCATTGACACCGATAGTTAAACAGTTGTTAGGTATTGACCGACCTGCGGTGGCATAGTGCCTGCACCATACAGCGATCTACTAAACGAGGCAATTGACGACCTGACCGCAACGCTTACAGCCGTCACAGGGTTGCGCGTCGTTAATGACCCAACGAAACTTGTGCCGAATTGCGTGTTTATACAAGCACCAAGTTTTACGACGATCGCTGGTAACGGCAACATTGTGCGCGTCGACTTTCCAATTAAAGTCGTTGGTAGTGGCCCAGCAGGGCTACCCGTGTTGCGCGAAATACTACAAATCAGCGCGACCGTACTTGCGTCAGCCGTAATTGTCATGTCAGGTCGCCCCGGCACACTCGACATCGGCGGTCAAGAATACCCGTGCTACGACCTAGCGGTTGGGGTGCAAGCGCAAACAGCGTGAGCATACACACCGATACGGTTGCAGTATGGTAAAACTATAGATACAACAGCAAAGGATTAACACATGGCAACTAGCACCTACCTATCAAACCCAGTCGTGCTGATCGGCGCTAGCAGCGCGTCAACCACAGACATCACCGACCAAGTGTCGGCAGTAACCGTCAATTACGTTGTCGAAGCACTTGAGGACACCGCGTTCGGCTCGACTGCACGTACCAACACCGCAGGGTTGCAATCAAATAGCGCAACATTGACTTTGTACGCGTCGTACGCAACATCAGAAAGTTACGCAATTTTGTCGGCGCTGGTCGGCACAAAGTGCTACATCAAAGTTACCCCAGCAAGCGGCAGCAACACAGCCACAAACCCCGGCTTTGAATTGACCAACACGTTTTTAAGCGCGTTGCCAGTCATCAACGCCAACCTTGGCGAGTTGTCGACATACGACATTGAACTTGCTGGTGGTTCATACACAGTCGACGTAACGTGATCTAACGTGCCGTAACTGGCCGAGAACAGGACAAGGACACATGAGACTAAAACTAAAAGTCGATCTAAACGACGGCACAACACCAATCGAATTAACAACCAACATGTTTGTTATTTGCGAATGGGAAAAAACCGAGGGTCGCAAAATAAGTGACGGCAAAGGTATCGGCTACAGCGATCTAGTTTGTTGGGCGTACCATTTGCTAAAACTTAGCGGCGAAAAAATGCCACCAAATTATCGTGACTGGGTCAAAGCAAACCCGAACATGACAATAGAGGCAATCGACGAGACAGACCCAAACCCTACGGCGTAGGCAGTTACCGACGGCAACTAGCCGAATTGTTAGTTGCAACAGGGTACTGGCCTACGACAATCGAGTTTGACACGCGTGACCTGATAACGGTGATTACAGTATTAAATAAGCAAAAGAGGTAGCGCGTATGCCAGCAACAACAACTATTGAGGTCGTCGGCGTAAAACAAACCATTAACAGTTTGCGTAAAATTGACCCACAGTTGCAAAAAGATTTTAAGGCTGACGCAACCGCTATCGCGCAACCAGCAATACAAGCTGGCAAAGCCGTCTACAGAGAGTTGCCGTTATCGGGCATGAAATACAATTGGACACAACGCGACCGCAAACTATTTCCGTTCACGGTTGCCAAAGCGGTCAACGGCGTAAAAATGCGTTTTGACACTCGACGCAACGCCGTCGGCGTAATCTTGATTGAGCAGAAAGACCCAGCCGCCGCAATTTTTGAAACAGCCGGGCGCGCCAACGCAAACAAGTTAGGTAACGCGCTTGGGTTTGTTGGTGCTGGTCGCACTCGACTAATCGGCCCAGCAATCTATAAAGCGCGTCGCGGTATTGAAGCCGAAATGACAAAGATGATTGCTAAAACTATTCGTACCGTGCAAAGCGAAATTTAGTCATGGCATTATCCATACCTATTGTCAGCGAGTTTGACGGCAAAGGCATTAGCAAAGCGATTGCAGAATTTAACCAATTAGAGACAGTTGGCGAAAAGGCACAGTTCGCGATTAAGAAAGCGGCAGTACCGGCGGCGGCGGCGTTAACGGCGGTTGCTGGTGCTATGGGCATGGCGGCTAAAGCGGCAGCCGAAGACGAACAGCAACAAGCAATTTTGGCTAACACCATGCAAAACGTTGTCGGTGCTACCGACGCAACGGTTGCAGCAACCGAGGACATGATCTCGGCCATGTCGAGAGCAACGGGTGAAGCCGACTCAAATTTAAGGCCAGCGTTTGCCGCGTTATTGGTCGGCACTAAAGACGTCGGGCAAGCAACCGAAGCGCTATCACTCGCACAAGATATTTCAATAGCAACAGGCACAGATTTAGCGACTGTAAGCGACGCGCTCGCTAAAGCGTATGCAGGCAACATGAAAGGTTTGCAAGCGTTATCGCCCGAAATGAAAGGCATGATAAAAGACGGCGCGTCACTCGACACCGTAATGCTTGCACTATCAGACAACTTTGGTGGCGCAGCCGCAAATTCTGCAAAGACCGCAGCAGGACAATTTAAGATACTTAAAAATAGTTTGGGTGAAACTCAAGAAGCGATCGGTGCAGCGTTGTTACCCGTGCTACAAAAAGTGTTGCCGTACTTGCAGGCAATGGCAGACTGGGCGCAACGCAACCCAAAAGCGTTCACGATTATTGCTGGCACGATCGCAGCAGTCGCAGCGTCAATTGTTGCCGTGAACGTCGCTATGGCATTAAACCCGTTTGGTTTAATTGCGGTAGGTATCGCAGCAGTCGTTACAGGTTTAACGTTTGCGTACACAAAATTTGAAACATTCCGCAACATCGTCAACACCGTATTGAACGGTTTGATTTCAGGTTTTGAGTCGTTTGCCAACGCGTTCATTGGTGCAATCAACATTATTATTCGAGGTTTGAATTTAATCAACCCGGGTAGTGACATACCGAGTCTTGGTACTATTTCGTTGCCGTCAATCGGTGGCGGCGGTGGCGCTAGCACAGCCGTAACAGTTGATACGCGTACGGCTGACCGTATGGCTCGAGAAGCAGGCGCGTCAATACCTATCCCGTCAGCAATCGTCACAGGCGGTATTGGCGGCGGCGGTGGTGGTGGCGGTGGTGGCGCTGGTGGCGGTGGCGCTGGTGGTGGCATGGTATCGATCGGTGGCGGTGCAGGTATCACCAACGCGTTTACACCTATTGGCATGGCTGAACGTATCGCGGCACGTAATGCAGCACCCGTCACCATAAACGTCACAGGCGGCATATCGACTAGCGCCGAGATCGGTCAAAGCGTGTTGAACAGTTTGCTGGCATATCAGCGCACTAACGGCCCACTTGATTTAATGATTGCAGAGTAATGGCTGGCATTGCAGTAGTTGCTAGTGGCAACTATGACTTAGAAATTGACACAGGATTTTTACAAGACGCATTTTTGCTTGACGACGCAACAGCAGGCGTACTTGACAACACGACATATGTGCTTGACGGCACAAGCCAATTTGCGAGCGTGCTTGACGGCATAAACCAAATATCGGTGCGGCGCGGTCGACGCGATCAAGGCGACCAATTTAGCGCCGGGTCAATGTCATTTACCATGCTTGACACCGACGGCATATTTAACCCGTTTGACGAAAACTCGCCCTATTACGACACGCCACAAGCCAAACCGGGTTTAGCACCATTGCGTCAAGTGCGACTGTCTCGATACAGCGCAACCAACGTCAAAGAATATTTGTTTAAAGGTTATGTCGTTAACTACGACTACAACTTTGCACTTGGCGGTTTAGATACTGTCACCGTGTATTGTGCGGACGATTTTTATTTGTTGGCACAAACATATTTAGACGAATTTAACGTTGACGAGGAATTGTCCAGCGCTCGACTATCGGCAATACTTGACCGACCCGAGGTCGGGTTTCCGTTAGCGACACGCAACATAAGCACCGGCACACAAACCCTTGGTGGCGCGTCAGCATTTACAATCGAACAAGGCACAAACACGCTCGGTTATTGCGCCCAAATTAACGAAGCCGAACAAGGCCGTTTATTTATGTCGCGCGACGGCAACCTAACATTTCAACCACGTATCGGCACGACACTTGACCCGTCAAGCGCCGACTTCCACGACGACGGCACAAACATACCGTACAACGGCGTAGGCATAAGTTTTGAAGCCGACCAAGTAACAAACCGTGCAGTCGTACAAATACTCGGCAGCAACAACCCACAAATTGCAGACGACACAGGCAGCCAAACACGCTATTTCGTGCAAACATACAGCATTACAAACAGCCTTTTGCACAACGACACAGCCGCATTGCAACTAGCCACATACTTACTTGACCCCGAACCCGAAGCGCGTTACACATCGCTAGCGACATCATTTGCATTACTAACAAACGCGCAACGCGACACACTCGCAACACTCGACATCGGGTCAACAATCACAATTGAAAAAACGTTCCCAAGTGGTAACGGCACAGCCCAACTAGCCCAAGAACTAGCAATCGAGGGCATAGAACACACGATCAACATAAACAACGGTCATAGCGTCATATATTTTACGTCGCCAACAATCGTCGTTTACGAGCTAATACTTGACGACGTGACGTTTGGTATCATCAACGCAGACAACGTACTCGGATAAAGTAGGCGACATGGCAACAAGACAAGACTTCACAGCCGGGCAAATTTTGACCGCAGCAGAACTAGACGCGGTTGCAACCGCAATGATTGCAATCAACGCACAAACTGGCACGACATATACGACCGTGTTGGCTGATGACGGCAAATTGGTCACATGCGACAATGCGTCTAGTATTGCGCTAACAATTCCGCCGGCATCGAGTGTCGCTTATGGTATTGGTACGCAAATAAACATTATGCAACTTGGCGCTGGTCAGGTAACTATTACGGCAGGTGCAGGCGTAACGCTTAGGTCGAGTGGCAACAAACTTAAAACTAAAGATCAGTATTCGGTTGCGACTTGCGCGAAAATTGCGACCGATACTTGGGTGGTTGTCGGCAATTTGTCGGCATAAACAATGCAAATTTTTGCAGGCGTAGGCGCGGCATTAGTTCCGCCATCAAGCATTGAGTATCTTGTTATTGCTGGCGGCGGTGGCGGCGGAAGTGGAATTAGTGGCGGTGGCGGTGCTGGTGGTTATCGAAACAGCGTTACCGGTGAAACAACTGGCGGTGGTGGTGCGGCTGAAAGTGCATTAAGTGTTACGGCTGGCGTAAGTCTGACCGTGACTGTCGGTGCAGGTGGGGCAGGTGGCGCGTCAAGTAGTTACAACAAAGGCGTTGCAGGTTCTAATTCTGTTTTAGACACGATTACGGCTACGGGTGGCGGTTACGGCGGCACTTACGGCGGAACAGATATAACCGGCGGGCCGGGCGGTAGCGGTGGTGGCGGCGCATATTTAGAAGTCGGTGCAGGTGGTTCACCACCATACGCAGGCGGTACACGAACAGCATCACCCGTTCAAGGTTTTAACGGTGGTGCAGGTTTCACAAATCGATTTGGTGGCGGTGGTGGCGGTGGTGCTGGGGCAATAGGTCAAGCAGGTGGAACGGTCACAAATCAAGCCGGCGATGGTGGCGCAGGTTTATCAAGTTCAATAAATGGAACACCAACTACTCGCGGCGGTGGTGGCGGTGCTGGTGGCACAGAATTTGACAATGTAAACGCTGGGTCAGGCGGTAGCGGTGGTGGTGGCGCAGGCGGTCAACATGTCGCAGGTGTGGCAGGAACAGTAAACACAGGTGGCGGTGGCGGTGGTGGCGGCTTTGAGGACACAGGCAGCATTAAACAGGCAGGTGGCGCAGGCGGTAGCGGCGTAGTCATTATTCGATATTCAACCGATTTTGCGTTAGCGGTTTCCACTACAGGTTCACCAACGCAAACGACTGTCGGCGGTTACAACATTTACACATTTACAGGCAGCGGAAGCATTACATTTTGATGGCACACTTTGCAGAAATCTTAAACGGTGTTGTGCAACGCGTAATTGTTGTGCATGACAACGAGGAAGCAAACGGCGCACAATTCTGCCATGATCTACTTGGCGGCGAATGGTTGCAATGCAGTTACACAAACCGCATACGCAAACAATTTCCCGGCATTGGTTTTACTTACGATGACGTGCGCGACGAATTTGTTGCACCACAACCATTCGAGTCATGGACATTAGACGAAAACAACGATTGGCAACCACCAACACCAAAACCTGACGGCAGTTATTACTGGAACGAAGAAACACAGACATGGCTACCATTCGGACAGTTATAGCAGTATTGTGTTTAGTGTCATGCTCAACAAGCAAAACCAACACAACAGGCGGTGCAAAAATCCGCAATTTATCAATAGTCGAGGTCTGCAAATATGGGTCGCCTGACAGGTGCGAAATTAGAAAATAACCAAATACACGCACGACTAATCGTTACCGTCGGCGTACTAATGGCAATCACATTTGTGATCATGGTCGTCGGTTTATTGTTCGGTTTGTTGTTTGTGTCAATGCCCGAGGAAATGTCGCCACTCGATAGCAAAATTGTTGACCTACTTAGCACTATCAGCGTGTTTTTAACAGGCGCATTATCGGGCCTAGTTTCGGCTAACGGTATAAAAAATTTAGACAAAAACAACGACGGCATACCTGACGCACTTGAATGACAAAACTTTACGTAGTTACTAAACAGCCAGTCGTAACATCAGCGCTGGCAGGCATGGCTAAATGGGTTGAGTTGTGTTGCAAACATTCTCACGGGTCATTATGGAATAACGGCATTTGGGTAAACCGTGACATGCGCGGCAAACCCGGCATTATCAGCAACCACGCTCGAGGACTAGCAACTGACGTTTCGTATCGTTGGCAAGCACAAGCAAAAAAAGGTCGGCAAGACGGGCGCAAAGTATCGCTTGATTATTTAAACAAACTTTTGTTGAACGCTGACACGCTTGGCATACAACTTGTGATTGATTACGCGCAATCTCGTAGTTGGCGTTGCGATCGTGGCACATGGCAAATTGGCAAATTTGACGCAGGCGACTGGTATCACATTGAAGTTGAGCCACGCCTAGCAAACAACGTAGAAGCCACAAAACAGGCATTTCAAGCCGTATTTGGGGTATCACCGAAAGCCGCGCCGCAATCTGTCTAGGCTGGTTGACCTACCGAGAAAGTAGGTCACTATGACACTCATCACCAAACTTGCCGTATCGCTATTT